GCCAATACCTGAGACGGCAGTAGTTGTTACAGCTGTTACTACAGCAGTAGTGGCAGTAGCTACTACGTCTATTACTCAAACTTTATTTGAACCAATCAAAAAGAAAGTACAGAAATTCTTACAAGGAAAAATTGATACATGGAAGAAGTCAAAGAAAGACCAAAAGGACTCTTAGGCAAGTTAAAAGAAAACGTAGATGATCATGAAGAACAAATGGTGATCCTTGGGGCTATGGTCCGTCTGGGAGTAGTCGTTTGGTCTGGATTTATCATAACTTTAAACTACGTCGAACTACCTATGTTTAAGAAGAGTCCAGGTGGGGATATCACGTTCCCTGCCAGTATTTTTACTGGAGCATTAGCAACTTTTGGTTTGTCTACAGGTAATGGAAATGGTAAGAAAAATGGTTCTAGCAACGTAAAACCAAAACAATGAAGAAATGGCTAGTACTCTTAGCACTGGCATCACCCACGGTAGCAAGAGCAGAATTAGTAACCCCAAATTTCACCCAGGGTTCGATGAACAGTACAACGACAACGACCCAAGATATAGAAGAGGTGATAACCACAACTACTTATGGGTCTGCATTAAACAAATGGAGTGGCGAAAATATCACTCATACATCAGCCTCGTCAGGAGGCTTAGTAGACACAGATTCGGTCTACACTTTACACACAGCTGGAGATCCTTTCTCTCTAGAGATAGTAGAAAGAGCAGCCAGTCAAGTTCTATCAGTAGAAGTAATCGACAGAGAAATCGACGTTACTGCTACTACGGTCTCCTTATCGGTCTTCTCTCAATAGCACCTGTACGTGCAGAAGATGAAACAAATAATGTTAGTAATCCCGTAGCTGCAGCGACTGGAAATGTGACCAATCAAGCAGTGCAATTTCAAAATAATGGAGCACCATCCAGACAGCACTACGGACCTAACATCTCATGTAATGGAAGTACGATGACTTTCTCCCCGTTCTATATGGGAAATCATACGACTCCATTTGATGAGACTATGACTCAACAGACCTATACGGTAGCGGAGAACTGGGGAGCACAAATTAACTTTATGATCCCACTTGATAAGAGAGGATTAGAAAGGTGTCGCAGTATAGCGGCAAGACAGGAAGAGAAGATGCGCCTTGACTACGAATTAGTCAGGGTTCTGAAATGCTCAGAACTACAACAGAAAGGCTTCATGATATTGCCTAATACACGTGTCTATGGAATGTGTAGCGATGTTATTCCTATTTCATCTTGGACTAAGGCAAAGAAAGAAGTCTTGAAATGTACAACACCACCAAAACCTTGGTATAAACCTTGGATCAAGCAACCTAAACCTAAATGTAATATGAGCACTTTAAGTGACAGATTAGCAAAAGAAGCTGCAGAAACAAAAACTAAAGCAACAAAGAAATCCACTAAAAAAACCACTAAATAAATGACACTACTTATCAAACCCGTCCTCATGGCGTTCCTCAGCTCATCAGCTGTTAAGGAATTAGTTATACAACTACTAGAAGCCTATGCAGCATCAACTGATAACACCATTGATGATAAAGCAGTCGAACTGATTAAGAAAAACTTATTTCCAGGGAGCTAAATGTCCTATCAAGTATTAGACAGAGACGGCACTTTAATGGGTACTTATGGCACTAAAGCAGGAGCTGAACGAAAGAAAGATTCTCTTGACAATGAATATGGTGGTTATAGGTACAAAGTACGTCTAAAAGCTGAGAAAAAATCTAAAAAAGATCTAAAAATAAAAGCCTAATGAAGAAAGCCACTGAAGCCCAATTTAACGAATTACATAACCTCGTCACATCTGAATTCCTTAAACGGGTTAAAAGTGGCGAAGCTTCTACCCAAGATTTAAAAGCAGCCTGTGATTGGCTTAAAACTAATGACATTAGCGGTATTGCATATGACGGCAACCCACTCTCTAAGCTCGCAGCAGTAATGCCAAAAGTAGATCCCGAACTAGTACAGAGTAGACTCTATGGCAGGAAAAACAGCTGAGTTTTACAGGAAGAATCCTGAAGCTCGAAAGAAAAGACTTTCACAACAGAAGGCATATAACAAAACAGATAAAGGTCTAAAGATAAGAGTCAACGCTAACAAGCTTAATAGAAAACTAGGTACTTACGGTAATGGTGATGGCAAAGATGCTGCACATTACAAAGGAAGTTCTACCAAGGGAAGACTTCAGTCTCCATCTATTAATCGTAAAAGCAGACTAAAAATTCGTAAATGACCCCACTACTACCAACCCCTGAACACTATTTATTCAACCTAATAACCATGACAAGTCCTGATGCTAAACGGCTATGGAGAAGAGCTATCAAAGAGCACTTCAATTGTACATGTGTTTATTGCGGAAACAATTATGAAATTAATGAACTTACACTCGATCATGTCAAGCCTAAGTCAAACGGTGGAGAGGATCTTACAAGCAATCTCGTACCCGCCTGTCGAAAGTGCAATCAAGGGAAAGGTAGCAGTCATTGGCTCGGATGGATGCGTTCGACATATGGACGTAACCATTCAAGAGAACAACTTATTTTAAACCATATTAATTAATGGCTGAGTTTACAGGTACGGCTACCTATGAATCCGATCAGGATAAAGCCGATGCAGATGAGTACTCAGAAATGAGGAAAGCAAAAGAAGCGTACTTCGAAGAAAGAGCTAAACGAATAGCTAATAAGAAGAAGTACTAACCACCCAAAAGTAAATATCACGTAGCCGTCCGCAAGGGCGGCTTTTTTTATGGCCGAAAATAGTTTAAAGTTTCCAGACGGTAGAACTAGATTAACAAAAAAGCAACTCAATAATGAAGCAGTCAAAATTAGAAATAATACACCAAAAGGAACTAATTGGGCTCCCTTAGTTATTGAAAAATTTGGCCAACCATACTGGGATAATTCTGGTAATCCAGTTGCAAACCCTACAGATGGACAGGCTTATAAGTTAACCGCTGGTGGACCTGGAAAGGTGCAAATCCGAACTGCAGAGGGTAGAAAAAAGACAAAAGCCTCAACAGGTAAAACAAGATCAAATAAACAAAAACTACAACCAGAATCACAGGCATTAATAGAAAAAGCTAAAGTGCCAGATAAGACTGTTAATGGATTTAAAAAGCAACTAAGAAATAGCAAACTATTAGCTAAGAATGAAGCTAAGACTTTATCAATTATTACTGGCACACCACATGAAATAGGTCATGGCAATGCAGTAGCTACTGGAGGATCAGATGCACTAACTAATACCTCACCCGAAGAAAAAGTTAAGAATGGAGATCAAAGAGAACATAGTGGTAGAAAACATGCTGACCTTGAAGAAGCTGATATTGGTCATAAACAAATCAATGCTGCAGCCAACTACTTAATTGATGGTGAACCCGAATTAGACGCAGGAGCACGAACAAAGATTCACCAAGGTAAAGAAGATATAAACAAAATCCTTGCTCAAAATAATACACCTGAGATAAAGGAAAATAAACGTCGATTAAAGTATGTCTTTGAAGGTTTAGCCGATGCTGCAGGTTCCTCCAATAATCCCTTAGCAAACGTAGCTGGTGATTTAGTTGGTGTGGCTTTTGATGGTGTTGCTTATGCACAAAATCCAAACATGCAAACAGGACTTGACCTGCTATTAAGTGGTTCTGAAGCTGTAACCTCACTTGGAGCTATTGGTCTAACTGCTGTTGGATTACCTGGAGGTGCTTATGCTTTGATGAAAGTTGGAGACAATATAAACAAGGCAAATCAAATCTTACAGATTGGCAGAGAAGGAATAACAAAGTTGAGAGGTAAAACGCCTACAAAGGCTTTGAAAATTAAGAAATAACCAAACATACATGACCAGCCCTTTAGAGGCTCTACAGAGCGATTTCAAGCTGTTTCTGACTGCTTTATGGCAACAGCTTGATCTCCCTCCACCAACAAGAGCACAATTCGCAATTGCAGACTATCTACAACACGGTCCTAAACGTCTACAGATTCAAGCTTTCCGAGGAGTCGGTAAATCTTGGATTACAGGTGCGTTCGTCTTGTGGACTCTGTTCAATGACCCCGAAAGAAAGATCATGATCATTTCTGCCTCTAAAGAGAGAGCAGACAACATGTCGATCTTCCTACAGAAACTAATTATTGAGACACCATGGTTAACACACCTACAACCAAAAAGCGACGAGGCAAGGTGGAGTCGTATCTCCTTCGACGTAGCTTGCT